GAACGTGAGCACTTACTAACTGTCTTGGCCTTTAAAGTTCAGCATCCGCGCGTCAAGGTCAATCACGGTATCCTGTTCGCGGGCGTGCCGGGGTGCGGTAAGGATTCGCTTTTCGCCCCTTTCCTGTACGCGATCGGCGGCAAAGATCTCGGAAACGTCGCGCTTGTGCGCAATGAAGAAGTCACAAGTAGTTGGGGCTATGCGCTCGAGTCTGAGGTGTTGGTTGTCAACGAATTGCGCCAAGCGGAGGCCAAAGACCGTCGCGCGCTCGAGAATCAACTAAAGCCCTTGCTCGCCGCGCCGCCCGAGGTGTTGCCCGTCAATCGCAAGTTTCTTGCGCCTTACATGAGCGCAAACCGTCTGCTGGTGATCGCATTCTCGAACGAGCGGATACCGATTGCGCTGCCGTCGGATGATCGGCGCTGGTTTGTCATCTGGACGGCGGCGCCCCGTATGACCGAGGCCGACTCGTCGGCGCTGTGGGCGTGGTATATGGCGGGCGGGCGTGAGGCGGTGGCCGGGTGGCTGAGGGCGCGTGACGTGTCGGCGTTCGAACCTGGTGCCACGCCCATGGTGACCGAGGCCAAACGGATGATGACGGAAGCCGGTATGAGCCCGGTCGAATCCTACCTTCTGGAGTTGATTAGAGGCCGCGTGGGCGAGTTTTCCTCGGGCGTGGTGTCTGCCCCTTGGCAGGAGCTTTGCGGGCGTCTGAGCGCCCTTGCGCCGTCCGGGGCACGGGTGCCCGTGAGCGCGTTATTCCACGCTCTGGCCGAGGGCGGGTGGTTGGATTGCGGAATGTGTCACTCGCGTGAGTATCCGACGAAGCGGCATCTGTATTGCGCACCGGACTTGGCCGAGCTTGGAAAGGCGGAATTACGACGGTTAAGCGAGCGCCCGCCGGGTGGTGGCGCCTTGCGCGCCGTCAAGTAAAAAAGGGCGCCTTCGGGCGCCCTGATTGTTTACCGTTGAAAATTGCGCCACCATGAGCGCGCAACTTGCGCGAGCGTGCCAGCGTCCGCGCGTAAGGTCGAACCTCGAAACGTACCGCCGGCGCAAGGTTGACGCCCGTCCCACCAACGGCCATAGACGCGGACATATCCGCCCGCGTCCGGGCAAATAAAATCGACGTCGCCGTCGCGGGTTTCGATAGTAAATGTTGCCATGGTAAATTCTCCGATGTTTATAGTCGCAGCGCGACAGCGAGCACGGCGACAAGCAGACCGACAAGGATCGCTGCGATCATTCAATCTCTCGCGCCAGTTCAAAAAAGAACCATGCGCCCGCGCGATCGCGTACCCGTGCGGGTTCAAGCGCGTCATCGAGCGCGTCGCGCACTGATGCGTCCATGGTCCCATCGGGATAGCCCGCGCCGATGAATTGAGCGTGCGGAGGGATGTCGGCAAAACTGCGAAGGGTTTTCATGCTGACAATCCAAAAAAGAGCGCGCAACCGAGCGCGATACCGGCGCCGATGAAGATGGTCCATTCGATAAGATTTTGGGGCATGGCTTACATCTCCTGAATGACGGCTTGGATCTTGGCGCGCGTCTCGGGGTCGAACTGACGGCGCAAGTTCTGCGCAACTTCCGTGCAGGCCTTATACATGCCTAGCGCTTTGATGGAATCGTCGGAATACCCGTAGTTGTCGCACCAGTCGGAGAAGTTTTCATCGGCTGCACTTGCGTCGCTGAAAAGAGAGTACAAGACGTCGGCGACAGTAGGGCGCGTCGGCCGCCCGGTTCGCTTGTTGCGCAAGCCCGTGCCGGTGTAATAGGTGGTGGCCCATTGCTTGCCGACTATCACGCGCCAAGCATCAACGACGCGGGGCTTGTCGTCACCCCATGGGCTTGGCATCTCGCCGATCAGCGTAATCTCTACGGGCAAGGATTCAATGTCGAATTCGGTTGTTTGCATGGTGCATCTCCAAAAGAGGGCGCCTTGCGGCGCCCGTGAGGGTGATTAGACTGCGAACGCGGGTTTGCCCGTGTACTTCAATTCGTCGCCATCCATGCGCAAGGGCATAAGTAGCCCGAGCGCGCCCGGTAGGTTAGTGACAACGGCACATGCGCCGCCATTGTGATTGATGTACGGGCCATATGACCCGCCCAGCAGCTTGCAGACGTCGCCGAAACCGCTCACATAGTCGGCATTGAACTGCGCGATCTCGCCGGACGTTGACGCGGGGACAATCCGGCGCCAGTCGGGATACTTTCCGTCAATCGGCGCCGTGACGGCGCTTGTGGCGCCCGTGACGGTGATAGTTGTCTTACCCTTGATTGTCACGCCGACGCGCTCAGGGTCCGGCGTATCCGGCGCCGTCACTATGTCAATGTGAATCGGTAGCGTGATACGCCCAGCCTTCGCGGGCTTGACGGCCTCGAGCGCTTCGCGCGGAATGACGTATTCACCAGGCGCGAGCCCCTCGACGCTATTTGCGCCGCCGAGAATGGGGTAGGCGAGCAAACGGTGCCCGTCAGTGGCGACTAGCAAAAGGGTACCGTCTGCGCGCGCGTCAACGCATACGCCCTTCAGGTAATAATGAATATCCTGTTTAGCGGCGCAGATGAGAAGGGCTTTGATGATGTTGTGGTCAACGATGATTTTCATGGTGTCGGCTCCAGGTTGTTGACGCGCTCACGCGAGCGCATGGACAGCATCTTGTCACAAGATTTGTAGCAGTGTCAAGCCATGCTCTAAAGTTTGTTCCGTTTTTCACTACCCCACGCAAAACTTGTGGCGCTTGCGACAAGTCTTAGGGCATGGGCGGGGTGGGGCGCGCGTGGGTTAGGGGCGTGGGTGGCGCGGGATGTAGGCGTGCCCCTATGGCGGGGTGCTGTGGGGTAGTAGATGTTAGATATAAAGTGATTTGAAAATATACTGTATATATATACAGTAGTGTAAATTATAGGGACTTTTTTTAGGGGGGTGCCCCAGCTACCCCAACTACCCCACAATCCCCGCGCCGATAGCCCCACGCCCCGCCTTGGGTAGCGTGGGGTGCTCCACGCAAACCATATGAGCGCTTTGCTTTTGGGCTACCCCACACCGCCCACACTTCCAACACCAGGTAGCACCAGGCGAGCGCCCGTCGATCCGTAGGGCACTACCCCACGTTACCCAACGGGCTACCGGTTGACGGGGTACTACCCCACGCCACCCCACGGCAGGCTGACGGCTGACGGCTGACGGCTGACGGCTGACGGCTGACGGAATCGGGTCGCGCGGGTGAGAGCCCCCGGCGAGGGCCGGCGACCGGGCCGGTCAAAAACGGAGGGGCCGCACAAATTTTTTTGCAAAGTGCTATAATTATTTGCAACACTATTTGCAGCACACCATCTAGCCATGACCTTCCAATCCTTGCCGCTTACCGCGCGCAAACTAGAAGCGACTGAGGCGCGCTTGCAGCGCATCTACGAGGCTGCCAAATTGGGCCTAAAAGGTGACTCGCTGGCGTTAAAGGCTGGCATGCTGCCGACCGAGTACCGGCGTCTGTGCGAGATGGACCCCATCGCCGAGATGGCAGAACAAAAGGGGCGCGCTGACGCAGAAGGGGCGCTTGCGGCTGTGATGATGGACGCTGCGCTTTCCGGCGACACCAAAGCGGCGCTGGAGATTCTTCGTCACAGACACGATTGGGTGGCTAAGCAGCAAGTGCAGATCGACGTGGCGCAGCAGATCAGCGTAATATCGGCGCTTGAAAAAGCAGAGCAGCGCGTCATCGACGTGCAGGTAACAGAACGACTGGAGCCAACACTTGCAGCAGCCGATCTACAGCGCGTCTGACGAACAGCTCTTGATGACGCGGCTCTGGCAGCCGCGCATCAAAGACGATCCGGAGGCGTTTGTAAACTTTGCGTTCCCGTGGGGGCAACACGGCACGCCACTAGCCAACTACAAAGGCCCGCGCAAGTGGCAGCGTCAGGTGTTGCGGAAGATCACGCAGCACATCAAAGACAACGGCGGTCGGGTCGACTATAACGTCTTTCGGCTGGCGGTCGCGTCAGGCCGGGGGATCGGTAAGTCGGCGCTAGTGTCATGGCTCGTGCTGTGGATGCTCTCGACGCGCATAGGCTCGACGACGATTGTGTCGGCCAACAGTGAGGCGCAGCTTCGCAGTATTACCTGGTCGGAGATCACCAAGTGGCTGGCGATGATGATTAACAGCCATTGGTTTGAAATCAGCGCGACCAAGGTCGCACCGGCTAAATGGCTGGCGGAGATCGTCGAGCGGGACTTAAAGAAAGGCACGCGCTTTTGGTCCATCGAGGGACGCCTGTGGTCGGAAGAGAATCCGGACGCTTACGCTGGCTTGCACAACCTAGACGGCGTGTGTCTAATTTTTGATGAGGCGTCAGGTATTCCAGATTCGATCTGGCAGGTGGCCGCTGGCTTCTTTACCGAGAACACGCCGCACAGGTTCTGGTTTGCCTTTTCCAATCCGCGCCGCAACCAAGGCTACTTCTTCGAATGCTTCAACTCTAAGCGCGACTTTTGGTCGACCGAGAACATCGACGCCCGCGACGTCGAGGACACTGACAAACAGGTCTACGAGCAGATCATCGCGGAGTATGGCGAGGACTCGATACAGGCCAAGGTCGAGGTGTACGGGGAATTTCCGAGCGCGGGCGACGATCAGTTTATCGGACCCGCGCTGGTCGATCAGGCGTTTGCCCGGCCCAAGCACAAAGACGAGACAGCGCCAATCGTGATCGGCATCGACCCCGCCCGGTCGGGTGGCGACTCGACGGTCATCGCAGTGCGCCAAGGGCGTGACATTATCGCAATCAAGCGGTACCGAGGCGATGATACGATGACAACCGTGGGGCACGTCATCGACGCGATCGAGGAATACAAACCGACGCTGACGGTGATCGACGAGGGTGGGCTGGGATACGGCATACTTGACCGGCTGGTCGAACAGCGGTATAAGGTGCGTGGGGTAAACTTTGGCTGGAAAGCCAAGAACCAAGTGATGTGGGGTAACAAGCGCGCTGAGCTGTGGGGTGCGCTGCGGGACTGGCTAAGAACCGCGTCGATCGCGCCAGACAGGCAACTAAAAGCGGATCTGACGGGGCCAAAGACCAAACCCGACTCAAGCGGTACGATCTTCTTGGAGAGCAAGAAGGATATGAAAGCACGAGGGCTAGCCTCTCCCGACGCCGCCGATGCGATCGCGGTGACGTTTGCATTTCCTGTCGCCTCCCGCGAGCCCCGCGCAGCCGCGCCCCGTCGCCAGTACAGCGACCGCTCTGCGGGCGCAACTTCTTGGATGGGCGCATGAGCAAGAAATCTGTCAGCCTGTCAGTCGGGCGCGGCGAAAAGCTGCCCGTCAGCAAGGGCGCTGGGCTGACGGCCAAGGGGCGTGAGAAATACAACCGAGCCACAGGGAGCAACCTCAAAGCGCCTGCGCCTAACCCCAAGACAGAAGCAGACAAGGGGCGTAAGGCGAGCTTTTGCGCGCGTATGGGAGCAGTAGCCGCCAAGGCCAAAGATGGCGAACGCGCCAAAGCGGCGCTCAAACGATGGAAGTGCTAAGATGAAACCAGGTCTTTACAGCAATATTAATGCCAAACGCGAGCGCATCAAAGCCGGATCAGGCGAAAAGATGCGCAAACCTGGCGCTCCGGGCGCACCCACCGCCAAGGCGTTCAAAGAGAGCGCCAAGACAGCTAAAAAGAAATAACCATGCCGCTCGTCAAATCACCCAGCAAAGCCGCGTTTCGTAAGAACGTAGCGGCTGAAGTCAAGGCCGGAAAGCCGGTGAAACAAGCCTTGGCGATCGCGTACTCCACCAAACGGCAAGCCGCCAAGAAGAAATAATGGCTTACGACCCAACAGGCATTGACGGAGCGGCAGAAGTGTCTGACGTAGGCGGTGCGCCTACAAAAGACATGGCGCACAAGCTGTCGCAGATGCGCAGCCGCTTTAAAATGGCGGTCGCGGCCTATAGCGACACCCGCGAAGACCAGTTAGACGACCTGCGGTTTATGGCGGGTTCGCCTGACAACCACTACCAGTGGCCGGCGGACGTGCTGTCAGTGCGGGGGTCGGTGCAAGGCCAGACTATCAACGCGCGCCCGTGCTTGACAATCAACAAGCTGCCGCAACACGTGCGGCAGGTGACTAACGAGCAGCGGCAAAACAGGCCGTCGCCCAACGTCATCCCGGCAGACGACGACGCGGACATCGAAGTCGCAGAAATCTTTGACGGCATGATCCGTCATATCGAGTACATCTCAGACGCTGATGTGGCGTACGACACCGCCTGCGACAACCAGGTAACGTACGGCGAAGGCTACATTCGGATTTTGACCGAATACTGCGACGAGACAAGTTTTGATCAGGACATCAAGATCGGTCGAATTCGCAACAGCTTCTCGGTCTACATGGATCCGACAATTCAAGACCCGTGCGGTGCGGATGCCGAGTGGTGCTTTATCACCGAAGACATTCTGAAAGCGGATTACGAGCGGATGTACCCCAACGCCATGCCGGTCAGCTCGATCATGGTGCAAGGCGTAGGCGACCAGGCGCTATCGCAATGGCTGTCAGAGACGACAGTGCGGATTGCAGAGTATTTTTACTGCGATTACAAGCCTGCAACGCTTAATCTATACCCTGACGGCACGACGACTTATCAAGGCACGCCGCAAGACCAGATGATGCGTCAGATGGGTCTAAAACCGACCCGCCAGCGCAAATTGCAGCGCAAAACGATCAAATGGTGCAAGACCAACGGCTACGAGATCATCGAAGAGCGCGAGTGGGCGGGCGCGTACATTCCTGTCATTCGCGTAATCGGTAACGAGTGGTCGATTGAAGGCCAGCTTGAGATTTCAGGATTGGTCAGAAACGCCAAAGACGCCCAGCGGATGTACAACTATTGGGTAAGCCAAGAAGCTGAAATGCTGGCGCTTGCGCCCAAAGCACCGTTTATTGGCTAC